AAGTCCACCGTAGATGCCTAAGGCACCTCCAGCTGCACCTAAGCCTGCGCCAACTCCAGCATTCGGAGAGCCTCCAAATGCCCCCGCCCTATTTGCCAGCCCAGCCGCTCCGAGACCCGCTTGGGTGTATCCAGTCGGAGACCCGCTGTTAATACCGCTGGCTATACTATAGATGCTTCCTGCTGTCTGTAGTCCACTCCCTGTTGAGCTGAATAGATTACCGAACCCGCTCGAATTAGCGCCACCGCCTGTAGCGGTGCTAGATGATGGCGCTAGCTGGGGTTTGAGTTATACCCCGCCCAGCCTGAAGGATCTCCTGAGGTGTCCCCATTGCCCCCATAAGTAGAAGAGGCGTCTGGAGTACCCGTAGCACCTGTACCGTAATCAGAACCGAAGTAGCTAGCTCCCGTGCCGGAATTCCACATGCCGCCTATTCCATTGGCGACCTGCCCCCACGGCACTTTGCTGAGCAAGTTCGAGGCTATGCCGGTACTATTCGCAGTACCTCCAGCTCTTGCATTGCCTTGGTTCTGCTGCAATTGGCTGATATTAGCGCCCGTACTTGTGATCCCGGAAGCCAATCCCGTATTGCCTTGAGCACCCAAGCCTGCGGACTGCAGAAGCTGATTAATGTAGTTATTGTAATTCTGAGAGGCGTAGGTAGTATCGTATTGCCCCAATTGGTTGAGCATATTGGGAGTATACAGTCCACCATTGGCTGAAGCAGCCCGCTCAATGCCTTGGTTCCCTAGAGCTAGACTTCCTTGAAACCCAGGAGAATTTAGGAACGCTGAATAGTTAGGGGTTCCGCCCAGTCCTAACTGTGCACCAAGAGCCGTATCGGCTCCTGTACCTAAACCTCTCTGGGTACCGTAGATACTAGAGAGTTGACCTTGAACGCCAGTCTGGGTATTTATGGCGCCTTGTTCAGCACCTGTTAGAGCACCAGTGGCCGAATTATTCCCTAAATAATTAACCAGGGTTCCGGCACCAGCGCCTAACAGACTGCCCCAATTAAAACCTGATTGAGCATTAGGATCGGCCATAGTTATACCTTTACTTATTTACCGTTTGGTAGACATGCATTCCACCAAGTCCGAGCATTCCACCCGTCAATGTGAATAAAGCATCACTCGGGATATTAGGTACATGGAACCCAAAGGCCACTGCGTAAGGCAGTATCACGAAATTATTCAAATACGCCAATACGCACACCCAACCAAGCCCTCCACGCCAATGCTGGAGAGGATCAGTAGATTGTGCCTCTGCTTTGTCAATATCCGTCTGAGCTTGAATTTGAGAAAGCATGGATACGATATCCGCCTTAGCTATCTCAGTCTTATCCGGCCAAATCTTATCTGCTAAGCCTTTGATAGCGGATAACCCTTCACCAATACCTGTAATATCCATATGTATCCCTTAATTTGTAGGAGCACAAAGCTGGGAAGTGTGTGTTCCATCTGAAACAGAGAAACAGGAACCTGCGGGGACTTGAGACCACGTTACGGCGGGACTTCCTTGAAATGTCAAAGTAATATCGACCAGAACAGGGGGCGGAGCTGGAGGAGTAATGGAGAACGTCGCCACCGAAGTAGCTGTCACCAGAGCCGATGCATCTGCTCCAGTAGAATCTTTGCAAGTAGAACCATCGCTAGAAACGGTAGCATTTATAGGACAAGCAACCAATAGCGCGGTAGAAGCTACAGAAAGATAGCCCCCGTACGTATGCGCCCATACTGGAGAAGTTTTGCTAACTGATGCTACCAAGCTCGTAGTATTTAGGGGGACGAATACCGCAGTCTTGCAACTGGAGAACCAGACGGTGCCAGAAGGAGCTACGGCAGGAGCAGGATTTGAACAGCCCAAAACCTGTGGAGCTGTGAGAACTACGGGAGTCTGTGCAGACGCAAATGGAGCGAATGCTAGAATTAGGGGAAGGAGAATTTTCTTAATCATGGATACTGGCCTGTTAGTAAATAATTCGCTATTCGATTCGATCGAGTCGAACCTACTTGCTTAGCCCAGAGACTATTAAGAAGATCGTCATGGGCTGCTTTCCAATCTTGGTTTCCGATATCTAATCGAGTCTTGTAGAATTTAATCCACTTGCCGGCCATATTGAATTCAAGTTCTATTACGGCGTTCTGTCGACAAGGGGTATCCAAGCTGGGCCATTCTACTAAGTGCATGCATCGGGCCTGAGCCTGGGTAAGATCTTGGTCTAGGTAGGTATCTGCTTGAGCTTGAGTGATAGTGTAGCCGTACCAATCCTTAGTCTGATCGGGAAGAAGATGACCATAACCAATGGTCCAATACCCCAGAGAATCTCTATACGCAGTGAGTTTGTATCCTTCAGACCCTTTAATATCTGCTACTAATCTAGGGTCCATACTGCCCTACCCTTTTCTCTTCAATTTGTAATATACGGTTACTAGTCCAGCTATCATAGCTACGATATACGACAGAGATGCTAGAACAGGTTCAGCTTTAATAAGTAGTTCCACGATTTTTCCGAAGCCAATGGCTATGGCAGTAAAAGCTAAACTAAGTTCTGAGGTTCCATGATTTTGCATGGCTTATCCCTCTTTATTTTCAGTATTCTGTGCTATCTGTACTTGTGCAAGACGATTAATTTCGTTTTGTACGTACTTATGAGCTTCACACCAAGCGTATGCTTCTTGGCCATTCACCGTTACTCGCTCTAAGAACTTTGCGATATTCGCTAGGATCTGGATATTCATAATAACCTCTAGTAGTATGCCATTTGTTGGTCCGTACCCTTAACTTGAATAGTCACATACCCTTTAGGGGTAGCAGGGAGAGCACCTGCTCCGCCCGCTGCGGGAGCAGTAGTTGTAGTAGTGTGATTGGCTAGATTTATCTTGCCACTCTTGACATCAAAAGAGTCGACACCCACCCCGGAGTCTCCACCTACTAGGAAGGTGTGTATACCGCTGAGTAAGGATACATACGCCATATTTCCTGCGAAATCGTTTCTAATACGCCCAGTGAATGTATTTAGATTCGAGAAGAAATCTATAGGAGTCTGCGCTGCTGCTGATGAATTGGCTATTGTCATGCTTGGATTGCCAGTAGCCGAAAAGGTACCGGAACTAAAAGCAAGGGATAATGCCCTATTACCTCCAGTTCCTGTGCTATCTATCACTACTGGAATACCCACAGTATTTTGGAAAATATGATTACTAGTCCAAACTGGGGATATTGCCTGACTTAAAGAGGGCGCTGCGTCTGAGCGCATAAAGGTAAGTGCAGAACCGTTATGGGTGCTTAAATCTACCTGGGTAGAAGGATTAGCGCCCGTAGCTGAAGAGGGGACTGCAAAAGTTCCATCTGCTCTGAGAAAATTGGTAGTACCGCCACCACTGGCCGGAACGTAGCCTGCGGCGCCTGATGTGAAAGTAGGAGGTACAGCAAAGGAAGCATCTGCCCTAAGGAATGTGGTAGTGCCTCCCGCACTCGCAGGAACTGCCCCAGACAAAGTAGCAGTGAATATATTAATCAATGTGGTAAGCTGAGTTTGAGTAAGTGCTACCGGAGTTGCTGTACTTCCACTGATATTGCCAAGAACAGTGTCATTAGCAATGGCAGCAGAACCTGCGGGAATATTCCAAGTTCCATCAGCACGTAAGAAATTAGCAGTTCCTCCCCCACTTCCTGGAACTGTTCCAGACAGACTGGAAGTGAAGAGATTAACGATGGAAGTAAGCTGCGCTTGGGATAGAGCTACTGGTGTAGCCGTAGAGCCACTCACATTACCCATAACCGTGTCATTGGGAATCGGAGACTGAGAAATCGTCACAGTAGTGCTACTGCCCGTAGTGGCGTTACCACTTACATTTCCGCTAATAGCTATGCCACTTCCTGTAGGCGTAACGACATTGCGTATATCTGCACCAGTCAAAAAATTATCAATGAAATACCGGAACCACTGGCTATCCCATTCCTTTGGGATATTCGTGACTGCGGGAGAGGATATGCCTCTTTTGACTGGTAGGATAGCCACTACTGAGTTACCACTTACAAGGTTCTATATCTGCAGTTATCTGTACGGTAAAAGTGGGGGTTGGGTCACTAGTAGAAAATCTATAGACCCTACTTCGAGATTGGCCTAAATTAAACCAAGTTACCCTAACCCAGAAACTGCCAGAATTGCCTAAATTCCTAAGAGGAAATCCTCGGAAAGTATTACCGGAGTCATCGGATACGTATAGAGATAACTTGGCGCCGGCAAATCCACCTTCTCCCGTAGAGATGACTAGTTCTACACGACGATGAATTATGCGGTTGTGCTGGCTGTAGACTGGTTGGGTAGTTAAACTAGCAACTAAGGTATTGCCGTATTCTGTAAAGACAGAAGTATCTAGGAAACCAATACCGTTTCCTTTACTATCTCCAACCATTTGCTTACCATATGCATTGTGATAGCACAACGCCCGCCAGTATCCAAGATTGTAGGATTCAATCTCGAACCATTCAGTAGTAAGACAATCGTAGGCTATTGTTCTAAATGCTTGAGGCATTACAAATACCCAAACAGGGTGTCCTGCGATATTGGGCGTTAAAGCATACGAACCTTTAAGATTGGCGTGTTCAAGAATAGCCTCGATTCCGCTATTAGATACTCGTACAGGAGTCTGCCCATTCTTTCTACGTACGGTCTTATCGTTGGCTACCCAAAATAGTGCTTGATCCTGCAGAGCTACGGAATACGCAGCATCCGGATGGCATCCGAGTTCTATGAAGCTCTGAGGAGCTGTAGAGAAAGGAGTTCCTACGGGATTGCCGACGTTTATGAAGCCTTCAGATGTCCTAGTACCAAAGAATGAACTCTCTCGATGATCTACCCCAAACCCTACAAATAGATCCGTGCCAAATTCTCTGGGAAACACCGCGTTTGTGGTAAAGGTGATCTGATTCTGTCCGGAAACGATTTGTCCATCATCGTTGTAGAAAGATCTACCGCCTAAGGCTAAGAAGACTATGTAGCTATCAACGAATGCGCAATCAATAGCACCCAGAGTCTGGAATAAACCCGTAAGTGCTTGAAAAGTGGGCTGACCAGAAGCATTGGGACAATAGGTATAGCAAGTCGTCGTATTGGGTACTAGAATTACTAGACAAGTCGTATTGTCCGTCATACGAACAAAAGAAGTTCCAGGTATTCCTGTGCCTAACGAAGTGAGAACCCCAGATGAAGATACACTGTACAAGGTAGGTCCAATTACAGCATACAAAACTCCTTGCATAGTCCAGAGGCCCCGAGTAGGATTACCGGTGCCATCACTAGCGAAAGGTGTAATGCCAGCCCATCGTCTCAGGTAGGCTGGAGCAGATTCCTGGGAAGGGTTACCAGATTTGAGTTCTTGGAGAACAGAGTCTAGCGGAGCTGGCTCACTCAGTATGTTGACCAATCGCTTACAGCTTGCTGTGGGATCTGCAGCAACATAGGAGCCAATAGGTAAAGGTACGGAAATAGACATAAATTACATTATATCCAGTTCGGTCCGCCCCATGGGCCGCCTTGAGGACGACTGAGTTCGCTAAAGTCGGACTCACTGTAACGGAGGGATCTCTTTACTAACTGAGTCTTAGCTATAGCAATTTCTTCTAAAAGCTGGGGATTAGTAATGGTAATCCCGTAGTGAGCAGCGAGCTGTTTAGCAAGGAGCATTTTAACTCCATGAACATCTTCATCCCGCAATGGAGCATTAGCTGCAAGATTGGTCTGGGTAAACCAGCCAAGTCGCATACCATCCGCTGCTTCATTCAATAAATAGTCATTGAGAACAGTAAGGCCAGTAACACCTTGCTCATTGCTAGGACTAGAGTTCTCGTCGACAACCCCAATCTTTTGATAAGCAAAGGTAATAATACCTAGATTACTAGTGGCCATAGTACGGCTCTCCAGAATAAGGCCAGTTTATGAGGTAAACTGGGAAACCCCGCCGAGTACGGCGTTTATCATTCAACCAAAGGGCTGTTACGCTACGCGAATCCAAGTCCTAGGACCTGCACCCTTAGTAACGTCACCATTCAACGTGTACTGGTAGCGGTAAGTCACACCAGATGCCGTTGAAGTACCGGACACAGCGGTACCAATGATGGTATCACTGACCGTCGAACCCTGAGTACCAGTCGAGCTGGAACCAGAGTAGCTAGTGGCAGCATTGATCGTCAAAGCGGTAATGGTATTACCATTAACCGAATTGCTCACCTCCACAGTAGCACCGTCAGGCGCGTTCTGCGGAAGAGTGACTGTCAAAGCAGCCAGAGTCGCTCCGATATGCACAATAAGCTTGTTATTTTGCATGGGGAGAGTTTGCCCAGTAGCCAGTGTACCGGTAACCCCGCTCAACGCTACGTTAGTGTAGAAGTCAAACGGAGAGCCGACCACATCGAACTTGCCATAACCTAATGCAGTAGTCATATTAGTATCCTTCTAATGATTAGGCCGGGAGATGGATCAAACGGACCGCGAGTTCGGGGTACGCAAGAACTTCACCGGAAATGGTGTCGATACGGGCAGGCAGAAGGTCGTTATTCGGATCCCACTGCTGGGCGAACCGGATATTGTAGCCTTCAAAAGATTCCTGAGCCGTGAACTTCACCAACTGAGACAGGTCCAGCATCGGGGGATTCGCGAACACGATCGCATCCTTGTACCAAGCCAGAGACTGTTTAACGAGAGCACCCGAGACCGAAGCCACAGGGCCGCCCATGACCGTGATAACAGCACTGTTGGCAGGGCCGAAATCAACGTTCTGGTACGCGCCACCCGTGATGATCGCAGGGCTGATGCTAGCAGTGATGGCACCCGCAGTATCAGAAATAGTTGTGTTAATAACGAACTGTTTCAGACGACCGAGAGAGATTTTCGATTCCGGATCAACGTCGTTGACACCCGCAATCGTAATCACATCACCAGCATTCAGAGTCGTAGCACCCGAGTTCCAACCCGAAGTCACGAGGTTGGTGGACGAAACGAACGCATTACCTACGCCCGTATTGCCCTGACCCGCACCGTTAACTACCGGAGTGCTCGAAGCCACAACGCCAATCGTGTGAGCCGGAAGCTTCGTATTACGGAAGCCAACGAAACCCGCCACCTTGTCCGCGATAACACCTTCCAACCACTGATCGGAAATGGTAGACTCAGGATTGAACAAGCCCTTATTATCAAGGACAAATTCATACGAAGCCTGCGGATTCGCAGTCAGAGTTCGCCTGTCATCCTCGGGGGCCAGTGTTTCCGTGAGGAACCGCTCAGCCTGAAGGACAGTCTGGAAACTGACCGAAGTATTGAAAGCACCGACGAACTTAGGAACCGAGTTCGTGAGAGCAGCCACATCAATTTCGATGAGTGCGGCAACTTTAGCCATTGCGGGCTCAAGTACCTGCTCTTCGAAGTTGTTCAACTGCATCGCTCGTTCCACGGAAGTGAAATTGATATCCACACCGCGCTGATTCGTGACATTGAGGGTCGCAAACCGCTGAACCGAGTTCTCGGCATTCATCGTAGCGCCCTTGCGCCCGACGTACTGGAACGGCAACCGGACACTCAGCTGCTGACCCAAGATAACGCCCTGGATAGGGCCTGGGAGCAAGCTCTGATAGTCTCGGTTAGTCCGCCCCGTCATATTGGCCTTAGCGTGCAGAAGGACGAGAGCCTTTCGTGCAACCCATTGGGCCGTGAGGAGTGAATTAGCCATATTTATTTAACCTATAGTCTTATCGCATACTAGCCGAAGCTAGTTTTAGAGGTTTTACCTCATTGCTAGCCGCATTTTCTTTTTAGCGGCCTGTTCTGCGATTTTCTTGCTCCTCTCATTCGCAACCCATTCTTCCATCGACATCAGATTTTCGTCCTTTCGAACGATTGCTGATCCGGAAGACACGGGCTTCGGAGGAGGCGGAGCTTTTGTTACCGAAACAGGTTTCGGAACTACTTTTGACGGTTCTTTCTGCGTATTGATAACTTCAGTCTTGGCTCGTACGAGCTGTTCCTCAAGCCTTCCAATTGCAGCAGACTGTCCAGCGACATCCATCCTGGAAATCCTAATCGCTAGGTCTGGATTCTTAGCAAGATGGTAAGCAATGGCCGGACCATTGTCCGATCTAATCACTACTTTAGCCGCCTCAGGTGCCAGTGAAGGCAGAGCTGGATTGGCAATAACGATATCAAAATCTGGAGCACTCTTTCGAAACTCCACTGTCTTCTGTTCGAATGCCTGACGAATAGCTACTTCGCTTTGGCGAGATTCGATCTGTCGGACAGCTGAATCGACTCGTTTCTCAACTTGTCTTTGAATCCATTCATTCTGCAGCTTGTTAAGCTTAATTGGATCATACTCAGCACTTTCGAGAGTAGGGGCTGGATCTTCCTGGGCTGGAGGTTGAGTGGGTTGCGAATCCGGGGCCGCTTGCATCGGAGCCTTACGCTGGCTTTCAACTTGAGCTAGGAGATACTCACCATACTTTCGGAGTGCGTTACGTTCCGCAACCAATTCTTCTATACGCTCCTGAGCCCTACTGCGAGGTCTACCGTCTTCGGAATCCTCGAGATCGGGGTCTTTTTCGCCTTCAGGTTTGGCGATTTCGGCAGCTACCGGCTCTGCCTCTGGTTCGGTAGTAGAACCGTCTTGTACCTGTTCGGCAGGCTCCGTAACATCCTCGGTCGACGGTTCCGGTGATGCTTCCGCTTTAACCTGCGGCTCGGGTGGGTGACTCTTTCCGCCCCATGGATCGAAATTAGGATCTTCTACCTGGGGTTTAGATTCATATGCTGTCAAATCATCTCGGCTAAATGCCATATTCACTTTCCTTTATACATAGTTTTTACGTAACTAAGAAACGGTTATTTAGGTTTGGAAGTTTTCTTTGGCTTAGCTGCAACTAGTGCTTTAGCCTGAGCTACTTTTGCTTCTCCAAGTTCAGCTTGATGCTTCTTAGCTTGATCGTGTTTCTCTTGGTTTCTCTTCATTTCTGCTTCATGCGCCTTTTGCTTTCGAGCCTCCTCGGCTTGATGCGCGTGGTGGGCATGAAGTACAGTCTGTTGGTGGACTTGCCCTTGCTGAGTAATATCTTGCTCATGCTGTTGGCGCTGTTGGTGCGCATCCTGCAATCCTTGAACTTGCTGCTGAGCCAGGTCCGTTTGAGCTGCCTCGGCTTCAGCCTGAGCTGCCGCTCCTTGCTGCCCCAATTCTGCACCGATCTTCATATTAGCAAGATGCTTTCCTGCAGCCTCATAGACTTGTTTATGGGTTTCAAGCGGAATCATGCTAGCCTTATGCTGCTGAATGACAGCTCCTGCCGCGTCTCTTTTAGCCAATGCTTTCATACGAGCCAATTCAGCTTCCTGCAATTCCTCAGCCGGATTGGGCTTAGGAGGAGTCATATTCTTCATCTCTTCATCAGTAGGCTTAATTAGGCCTTGCTGAATCAGAGGAAGACGTAATCTACGAGTAAGCTCATCCGCATCCGGGAAGTCGATGTTCTTAGCAAGTAGATCTGGTGCTACCTGAGCGATCATTGGGATAGCTTCTGCTGCGTCGATCATTGTGCTAAGAGCTTCTTGCCGAGCAGTCTGGTAATTCGGACCTATAGTGACCTTACAAGCATAAGATCCAATTTTGAGATCATGTAGAATATTGCCAGATTGAGGATCAGCGGTATTTACGGATACCATTTTCTCAATCTCATCATTACCCACTATACGTACAATTCTCTCATTGTCGTAAATGGTTGGTATCATGTCGATACCCATTTCCCAAGTAAGCTGAGTAGCATCTTGGAATCCGTCGACAAATTCGAATGAGCCAAGATCTGATCTACGATTATGCTGAACAAGAGCTTTACCTGAAACCCGATTCATATCCTCGGCATTGCCCAAGGCAGGATCAAAATACCCGGTGGTAGCTTGAATATCCTGGGCAGCCTGTTGGGCTAGCGCAAGAGCGCCTTGGGGCATATCGATAGGCTGGTTTCGGAACGGCATCCCATCGGCCTGGGGAGCGTTCTTATCGATATTGTAGGGTAGATACGGCCTAGAAGATGTATTGCTCTGGTTCCAATCTGCTTCGTAGCCCTTTATCATATTCTCAGTTACGAGATATGGGGCCTTGGGGATCATGGCCGAGCGTTCAATCATATCGCACACACGACTATTGTACGTGCGCTGAGCATCCTTAGCGTGGCGAATCAGGCTCTGGAGTTTCTTGCGACCTTCGATATTAATGTATCGGCCGGGGACTCTAACAACCGGAATCCGCTTCCAATCGTAGAAGATTGGACCTTCAAGGACTTGACTGCCATCAACCTTGCACCACATTACCCGCCACTTAAGAACTTTACGAGTGCGGACAATGCGCTTAGCCTGATCTGGACCTATGCCCTGAATTTCGAATTCAGCATCTGCCTTCTTGATCTCAGGAGTAAGATCTTCAACGGTTCCATCTGAGAATTGAACAATCTCTTTCTCAAAAGGAACCCTTTCCATATACTCTACTACTCGGACTTCCTTATCGGTGAACCATCCGTAGGAATCTCGGGATATATGGAAGCTAGTCTCTGAGTCAGCATTAGGGAACAAAGCTCGATACTTTTCTTTCGATACTCGCTCTCCGATAATGCACCACATGGCGTCCCCGCCGCATGCATCCGAGCATTCGGGGTCCCAGATAACCGTTTGAGGATTCGGGATATCTTTAATTCTGAGGACTTGATCAAAGGAATCTTCCGAGGCGTACTCCGGCATCAATCGCCAGGCGCCGAACCCTCCGGCCACCGCGAATTTATATTGATTCTTATAGATCGGATCTGCTCGGGATTCATCCTCAATGCTTCGCATAAGTCCAGCAAGGACTTCTGCAGTGGCTTCGTTAGCTGCTCCATTTGTGGGCCGG